CTTCCAATAACTCCGTTTCAACACGACCATCTGGATACTCCTCCCAATATTTAGCCAATCGCACTTCGACTGGTTCATAATCATCTAAATTAAAACCCATAATTTAACTCCTGTTTTCCTTGTCGGTATTCGATTTGCGCACGAAGATCCCAAGTGCTCCCATCATGCCAAGCCTCCACATAGTGTCGGCATCTGTCGCAGTAGGCACGCTTTGTGCCGTCTGTGCTGGTCGAGATCCAAGTAGCAGGATTTTGACCTTTGATTGTATGCGCTCCATATTGCGCTTTGCAGTAATCACACCAAATGCTTCGATTAGAATTTTTCGTAATCATCGCTCAACTGCGCTTCGAGCACATCTTCGTAGAAGCCAAAGTATGCAACCGCATCTGCAACACTGTCGTGATGTGATGGTGTTTCAACAAGCCGAGCGACCTTGAGCCCGACCATACATAACACAACCTGGTGTGCAGTAATTGGCATGTCAAGTATTCCTGACCAGATGTCTGCAATTCGCTTGTGGTTGGTGTAAGGAGATCCATAAATGCGACCTCTATCTTGTGTGAGTAAAGTGGCTTCTGCAAAAAGTTGATCACGATTAGCGGACATTTCGCTTAACCACCTTCATGCCTTGTTCATAACCAGCACGCCAGTATTCATCAAGCATTCTGTTCTTACGATCATCTAGCCAAGCAACTAAAGCCATTACGCCCAAGCCACCAAAGATCACAATTGCTACTGCTAATTGATCTGATATTTGGCTCATGCGTTCACCAGCATATCTGCATAAACTGACTTCCAATCAAAGCCATTTGCATCATCAATTGCATAAGCCGCATTTACACGATCTTTATGTAATTCTGGGCAGGTATGACCTGATGGTCGTTTGCAATTTGCGCCAGCAGATGCATTACATGTTGGGCAAACAAGCGACTTAGGGCAAGTATCGCCTCTAGTTGTGCCTTTGCACCATTCGCATTTTGTTTCGTTCATTTTTGCTCCCTATCGGATTGGTTGGTTCCGATAAGAGAAATATCCTCTAAATGTGGGATCTAATCAATCTGCTAGGGGTGTTTTTAGATAACAATACTGTTATCAACAACATCAATTTGTTCATCAATTGTGCGTGGCTTATAGTCGGTCTCTCTAGACATACGATTTGCCCAAAGCGGTAAATGAGCCGTCCTTGTTAATTTGGATCATGTGCGGGGTCATATTCTTACCATCCCAATCTAGGATTACAATACCCATCTGCCAATTGGCTATACCCTTTGTATAACTGGCTTTTTTCTTATCCATAAGATTACCAGCCTCTATGCCCCAAATCGTCCTGTAATGGCCTCCTACGCCCTCTGAGAAGGCACTTAGCCCTAACTTATGGGTATGCCCACAAACAACGCTCTTTCCTGCCTTTTTGGCAAGATTTAGGGCAGTTATGCCGGGATTAGGGTTAGCATTGCCTTCATCGCCATGAGCCAAGATCCAGCCCTTTTCAAACTCATAGAATGTTTTGTGGAATGTAATGCCCATTGTGGCGAAATCCATGAACTTGTCGTATTGCAGCTCTGGGAGGCTGATTAAGCCAGGAACTTTTAAAAGAGTGTTGTATAGGCGATCAGTATGATTAGAACGGACAATATGAGCCTCTCGACTATGCTCGGTGAGATCCCAAAGAATTTGCTGAGTTTGCTCACGATCCCGGTGCAAAGTTTGCTCATAAGCCAAAGGTGTTTTTTCAGCCCAACGACTGATTGTTTGAAAATCGATTTCATCGCCAACACAAAGAACACTGTCGAACTTCTCCCGTCTGGCTAACTTAATTACATTTTTTACTGCTACTTCATGGTGATAGGGGATCTGTAAATCCGAGATAACCAAGTATCGCTTAATGTATTAGTCCTCATCCTCATCGTCATCATGAAATGGAGTAATGTCAGTATCTGCGGTTTGTGGAATTAACCAATCAGGCATACTGTTTTTGTTGTCCATTAGCCCCAAAGCAATCTCAACGCTGAAACCAGCACGCCTCAATGATTGATACCACTCATTTAAGGCTATGGCGTGCATGTCTAAAGCAGTAGTCTCTTTACGAGCCACCGATTTGCGTCTGCGAACTGGTTTCTTTTTGGCTGCCATGTTTTAAATTATCGCTCTAATAAAATGTTATAGATCTCATCGACACGCTCATTCAGGCGTTTAATTTCTGCCATTAAATGAGAGATCACATAAGCAGCTAGTGAGCCAATAACTCCTACTGTCGCAAAGTAAAGCGTAAAGAAATCTGCCTGGCTCATAGTTTCTCAGTCAAGCCAAAATCTTTTTCTGATACATCCAAAGCCTTGATTAAAGGTGCGATTACTGCACCAAGCAATACTGCATATTCTGGCTTCATATCGCCTACGATGGCGAGCGCAACTGTAATTCCAGAAGCTGCAACTGCCCGTAGGTATGACTTGATCGCTGCTTTGTGTTTCTTGTTTAGTTTCATACTTTACCTCCGAGAAGTGGGATGTCGAAAAACGATTGATCCTGATCTCCCGCAGGGCTAAAAGAAATGTGGATGTGGTGCTTGTGTGGATTAAAACCTTTGTAAGCCCGGTATTTCCAGTTTCCTTTAGCAGAACAAATTTTACCATCAAAGATTATGTAAGAGATGCGTTTGCGCTTATCTGACCTGGCATAAAGTCTTAACTGCTCAACTAAGTGAACGGCAATACCTTTGATCTTGTTTAAATCTTTGTCCACATCGATAGCACGAACCACACCCGTATCATGAGCCGGATTATGGTCTGACTTAGCAGCTGAATGCCGAGCATCGCCAATCCAACCATCAGAAGCACGATCCCGATCTGGAAAACAATCATCGATCTGCTCTCTTAATTGAACGGCAGATTTACTTAGCCAGGGTTTCATTTACGATAAAAGCAGTTGTGCTTCTTCAGCAGTAATACCTAAACGCTCAAGCAATTCAGCCTTAGCCTCTGCCCTAGCAGCAGCTTCTGCTTTGTCTGCAAGATATGCTGCTTTTTTAGCCTCAAAGTCTTTTAATTCAGCAGCGGTCATTTCCCGATCAATAATTTCATCGGTTTCGGTATTGTGAATTCTTATCATTGGATTAGGCATTATTTAACTCCATATACTTTAACTGTGCCAGCACTGAATGTTGGTGATCCAAATTGATCGAACATAATTGATGTTACTTCGGAATTGCTTTTAAAAACTCCACCGCCAAAATAAGAACAATTCTGACCAGCATTGTTTATCCAACCTGAACGAATATCAATTGGTTTCCACCTTGTTGTACTTGTTGGATTGTAAATATTTAACCAAGCAGCATTGTTGGCGGTATTATCTAAATCTGTTCCATTGTTCATACCAAATGTAGTGTTGTTGTACATGTAAAGGCTCGGTGATCCGCCACCTTCACCTCTTGCAGTCATTAAAACTGTGCTTCCAGCATTATTAATGCTAATACTTACACCATCACCACCTGCAGATAATTGAACACCTTCCATGTGAACTGCCAAAGCAGTGTATCCCGTTGCAGTAATTGAAACTGATGTACTTGATCCTGATAATGTTGTGGTTGATAATAAAGTCATTCCACCACCACTTGAAGGAGCTGCCCAAGTAGGAACTCCACCAGAAACTGTTAAAACATTTCCTGATGAACCGATTGGCAATCTGGTGTTTGTGTTTGCAGTTGCTGAGCGATATTCAATATCGCCTAAAGTAGTTGATGGGTTTAACGCTTTGGTTGTTGTGTCGATAGAAGAACCCAAAGTGCGGATAGCAAGTGCGCCATCCTTTACCAGATCGGTGTCGTCTGGTGTTTCCCAAGCATAGTTGGTTGTTGTTGCCATATTAAGATATTACTCCTATCGCTGATTGCCAGGTAATTGTACTAGATAAAGTGTTCCAAGCCTCTGAAGCATTGACCTGATCCCAAGCCTGAAATACGGCTGAGAATTGGATTGGGCTTAAGTTGATGGTTAAGAACAATTGATTAAATGAGGTGCTCCATGACCAGCCCTCCACATATCCTTCAAAAATGCCTCCAGTGGCTATTTGAGGCGGTAAATCGGTGATAGTGATGGGTTGCCCTACAAATATCTGCAATAGGGCATCTCGGTCAATATCATCCATTTCTGGATTAGTTATTGGAAATGTAATGCTCTCAAAATTGGCGTAAGGATAGGCACGAAGATCAAGGTAGCGATTAACGATTTCTTCAGCATCGACTTGATTTTTAATTGTTGAATTAATAACCTCTGATTTATAGCCATAAACATCAACGCTATCTAAATCAACGGCAGTTTCACTATCATTGTAATTATTGCCGTAATTAAGGGTTATGTCGTTACGAATATCGCCAGCCCTAGTCGTGGTCTGAATGCCAGCACCGATTGCAGTATTGGCTGAAATCTCAGTTGCTCCATTTGCAGCTAAATAATCCTGACGATGATTTGCGTCTGCATAACCTATGTTTCCATTGTTATCTTCATACAAATAACCAAAACCTGAATTGGCTATAAGTGAGGCTATGTTGTAAACAGTATCTGGGTTCGATCCACGATTGACCATTTCATATTGACCAGGTTGATCTATATCGCCCAAACCTAAATTTTCAGCATTAGCCCATGTTGTGGTGGCGTTATAAGTTGCCCAAGTTTGAGCAGCTGATACACCATTCCAATCACCAACTAAAAATTCAGATAAAAGAGCATAAATCTGATCTCCATCATAATCTGATGTTAAAACGCCTTCGGTGATAGTTTTAGCCAATCGAGCCAAAGAGCCAAGAGCAATTAAGTTGTAAGAATAAACCGATCCAACTGATCCAGTTGCTCCTACCGATGTGGTGATGTCGGTAATATTGCCACCAAATAATGTTCGGTAAGTATCAGTGCTATCTTTGATTTGTAGGGTTAAACCATCATTAATGTTAAATGTGTAATTTTCATCCTGTAAAGCAACCAAAGCGATTTCAATATAAGATGGGTTTGGCTGAAGGTAAATATCATCTCGACCAGCCTGATGGCTTATATCTGAAATTGCAACATCAGTGTATTCAGTGCCATTGATGGTGAGTTTCCATTGTGGATTAAACTCGCTCATTAATTACCTCGAACGCTTGAACCTGATAATGCTGGAATGGATCTAGCTGATGATTGGGTTAATACCTTCGCAACGGCTCTAGCTGCGCCTTCGCTATCTACTGCCTTGACTGTAATGTTATTAACTGTTGTTCGGCTTTCTCTGGTGTTAGCAGATGTGGCTACTGATGGCACACTTGCACCTAACATTCCCAAAGTTCCAGCATTTGGTGATGGGTTAGGAATATAACCAATATCCGCACCTGGTTTAACTATGTTAATTGCTCGGATTGCTTGATTGGCAAACTCAACTAATAATCCTGCAGCTTCTCTAACAAATGTAATAAAGCCTTGCACAATTCCAATAACACCTGAAACCACTTTGCCAAAAGTAGCAAAACCTTGTTGGCTTTGTTCTAGGCTGGCATTTAATCCTTCATCACCAGTTAAGCCAGCAATAAATGCGTTCAACGCAGGAATGCCAGTTGTATTTAAGAAACCAATAAACCGCTCAACCTGTGGCAATAAGGCGGTGCCTAAACTCTCTTTAGCCTCATCAAAACCAACCTTTAAACGATCAATTTTTCCTTGAAATGTTTCAGCATTAGCAGCTGCTGCGCCACCATAAAGGTCTGACAATTTTGCTTGCACTTCTGTAAATGACAAAGTGCTTAACTCAGCCTTTGATAAACCTAAACCCAATCTTTGTAATGCGGTTGTATTACCATCCTGTGCCTTACCAAGTGCGTTGGCTACTTCTTCTAAGCTCTTGCCTGATCCTTTACTTATGTCTAAAGCAAGGGCTAATAGTCTCTGTGCTTCGCCAACATCTTTAGTAGATACTGCCAATCTCTGCATGGCTGGACGTAATTCATCATCAGCAACACCAGTTGCCAAAGATGTTTTTAGGATCATGCTTTCAGTTGCCGCTATTTGAGCCTGTGTTGCCCCTGTGGCGGACTTTAATGCGTTGGCTAATCTAAGTTGTGCTTGTTCATCCTGAATGGCTGCTTTAACGCCATCAATGGCTAATTTGGTGCCATAGGCAGCAGCAGCTGCAGCAGCAGCAGCAAATGCCAAACCTGCCTTTTTGCCAAACTCTGAAATCTTGCTGGAGTTATCTTCGACCGCTTTATCGGCTTGATCTAATTTCTTTTTAAGATCATCAACATCAGCAAGGATGGATAACTTAAGCGTGCGATTACCCGTTGCCATTATGCCCACTCCTTAAGAATACGATCAAAGGCTACTTCCCACTTGTTCACTAATTCAGGCTGAATTCTGCGAAGGGTTGGATAGATAAACCATCCTCGACTACCTCTGCCTTGCCGTCCTGAATAACTAGGGAACTGCTTGAACTTATTTGAACCAAACTCAAGACCACCCCATAGGG